GACTGTAAAGCGACGCAAATTCTCAAAACTAGCGACGCAAAACCTTGAAATGGCTTTGAAGGGCCTGAAATTTCAGGTTTATGCGTCGTTTTTGTAAAGATGCGTCGTTTACGTGCCCAGCGGGTAGGAGGGACAAACTGGGAGTGCCTGGGTGGGGTCGCCAGATTGTGCACCAATGATAGAGCGCAATGCATGGCGGTAGGTTTGCCACGGCGGTGGAACCGGGGTATTTGCAGAAACACACCGTATCACCGTGATGTCAGACTTATCTAACAATGCCTGGGCCTGGGCCTGATACGCGGCCCACTGAGCAGCTGCCGCGGGAGGGGGCGCTGCGGCCGCGATTGGGGCCGCACCAGACCAATCGATAACCTGGCCACTTGCCTGGGCTGACTTCAGCGCCAAATACGCCGATTCATCGATAACCGTGGCGTCAGCGGGCAATGCACAGCGAGGGTTGGGCAATTCAATTAATGGCGGTTGCACCGTCCAGTCATCTACTAAAGGCGCTTGCGCATCCATGTCTGGCTGTTCGACCCCTTCAACGACTTTTGAAGGGCGACGCCAAGTCGGCGACGGAACCTTAGGCCGGACCCATGTAGGGTCGGTCCCATAAATGCTCTTGGAGAATGCCGGGTGCGCGCCATTGTCGTCATCGTAGAACGCTTGGTTGAGCTTTGAAAAATAAATAGTCATGATGTTTAGATCCCCATAATCCATGCACCCCAGGCAGTCCCGGCATACCCGGAGCCTGGTGATTTGCCATACGCCTTAATAGTCGAAAGGCTCGCGCCGTTCCGCTGCCAGCCAAGTGAATTGCAGCCGACTCCGAAGTCCATGCCAACTGCACCAAAAATCATCGACGTGAACGTTTGAGGCAATGAAACGACGTCACCGTTCCCGGTTGGGAGTGCTTGACTTAGCCACTGCAGGATCAGGCCAGACTGCTTGTCTAAATAGCACCAGTCATTCGCTGTGTATGTGTGCCCAGGACGGGTACTCAGCAATGCGCCAAGTTCAGCTTGAACCCAGGCAGTATTTGGGATGCGCAGCGAGTTATCTCCCAACGCTGGAGTCTGCGGCAAGATCCAGGTCTTGCCGCTATCGCCTGTCAGCGTCGGATTTCCCCCTCCATCACTCCAACCGGCATACCCTGTGCGCGCCCCAGTTGGGTCGATAAATTGAACTAAGCCGGAGTTAAGATTGGTGCCTGGCACGAGCCAAGCTTGCCCGTTACCCGCCCCATTTTCGGCTGCAATCGGACCCAAGCCGATCGACGTAAATCCGTATGGCCCAATAGACGAAACGCCACCGCCTTGAACCGTCAAATTGCCTGTCACAGTTCCGCCACTGAGGGCAAGAAATTTTCCTAACAACGCGCTGATAATTTGGTTGTTTAAGGTTGGATCAAGAGCTATTCCCAGCCCCTCTAGTATGTTGGCAAGCTCCTCCTGGACTGAGTTCAGCCAAGCATAAGAGAACTGGGTCGCCAATGCACCAGTTACTGGGTTTCCAGGTTGCCACCCAGATTTGCCGGGGCCAAATAAATTTGGAGCGGCATTTGGTGTCGATATTCGTTGCATAAAATCTCCTAGGAAGTGTAGGTAATTAGGGCGTTTGTGTGGGCAGGCTTGGCGCGATTTATGGCACAGGTAAGTGCCTCGTCGCCCCAGGTTCTTAGCGAGTCAGAGCAAAGTGAATTGCAGTCGGCTACGTGGATATCTGCGGCGGCCGCCACATTCAAAGACCAGACGTACACCCAGTCCTGGGAAAACACCAAAGCATCGCAACTTGAAACGCATGTCGCGGGAGCGAACTCGGTAATAGTCGCGCCCGCATAGCCGTATCGAGCAGCCAAAGCGACCATCGAATTAATCGATAAATCACCCACGCCTTGAATCGCTACCATCAAGTCGGCGCGACGCCTATTTATGGTGCTGTTCTCTCCGGCGCACGGGTCTGGAAGGCCGTAGTTGCGCTCCCAATCGGGAAGGCTATTTATGGCCTGTGCGGGATCATGCTCATCGAGTATCTCAGTGGCCGAGTCTTCAGCAGGGCCAAGCACTGCTGCGACGGCATGGGCTTGCACCAACTGATTCGGTCCGCTGGGGTCATACGCCTCTGGCGGCAAAGAAGCCAAGTACGCATCTTGATAGTTTGAGGCGGTTGTCATGACGTGACGCTCAGCACGCCTAGCGTGATGATTTGCAGGTTATTGATATCAACTGTCGCGGTGACATTAGCCACTGGAGACGCGAGGATCACATCTATTACCCCTGGCACGCCAAGAATTGCACTGATTAATGCATTTCTGATCAATGTGTCCCCTGGGCCGAGTGAGGAAAACAGCGCACCAATTGCCGTTTCTACCTGTGCCACAACCGTAGTGGCAACCGCGCCAGATGCAATGGATAAAGCGGCGCTTACGCCAACCGGGACAGCAGTGGGAATGAGCGCAACCGCCCCAGCCCCATTTAACATTCCGACCGGACGAACTGCATCTATCGCGGCCTGAACCGCCGCGACCAAAGTTGCCGACGGAAGGCCAGCGCTGGGCATCGGTACCACGTCGACGGTACCGGCACCTCGACGCAGCGGAAACACGAGCGCACGACTGACTCCTGGAACCGCAAGAGCCCAACGGCGGTAGTCGGCGGCATTGCCTCCTCGAGGAAGCTCCGAAAGCAGATCCAACAGGCGGCTTCGCAGTTCGTCATAGGACTCGGAATCGGAGCCGCCTGTCATCGACGCAACGGAGACGCCGTTGACGCCGTCAGGAGCCGCGCTGAGCGCTCCTGGCGAGGCTATAGAGATGTTCCCCGCAGCACCTGCCACGATGGCCTGAGATTCGATCTGAACCGTGCCATCTGCTCCAACTGGCGTGGCCACAGTCGTCGCGTAGGACTGCTGATTGACCGTGAATTGAGTTCCGACGGGAATGTTGGTACCGGCCACGCCAATGAACTGTGCCAAGCCGCTCGCGAACGACGCTGGCTTGAGCGTGAGTCCCCGTTGGTTGGCAATTTTTTCCATGATGTCGTCGTCGGCGAGGTCTGCGAACGCTTGTCGCCACACCCACGTTTGGTGCGAGTACAGCCCCTCCACACAAGCAGCGATCGCGGAAGCCCTCACATAGTGATCTGAGTCTTCGCCAACGTCGGCGTCGGGTTGCATGTTGAGGATATCCGCCAAGTACTTATCGCGAATTGCCTCAAATTCTGGAGTCATAATTGGCATTTCAAGCCACCTTCACGGGAAATTTAAAGACGCTTTGCTGACCAATGGCATCCACCACTGTGATTAGCAGCATCAACCACCCAGTTGCGTCGCCTTGGAATTCCATGTCCGCCGCCACATCAATCGATGTTGCGCGGCCAGCATCCAATATGGGCTGAAGCGCAGTGCGGGCATATTGAATCGCAGCCGTGGTGGTTGCAGGAAGTGCTTTGGCCTTGCGCAGCTCGTAAAGCCGTGAACCAATCGCTGGGTTGGCCCAATACGACCCGAGAGGCGTCATTAGACGCAGATACAGGGCGTTGGCGAGCCCAGTCGAGCCTGGCGCCAATACCAATGCACCCGAGGCATCAACCTCGTAGTCGCGTGTAATTGGGTTAATCCAGGCGTCCAAGCATCACTCCATTTTCTGATTGGGCTTATCGGTGGTAGGTCCGGTTACAGGGTGGTCATGATCGTCATACGTCTGTCGTATGGAGTGCATTGACTTCGGCGACCCGGAAGCGCCGTCTGACACGTCCTTCAAGGAAGTTATCGATCCATCTACGTTTAAGTCGCCAGTGATATGAACTTGCGGGCAATCGAGCGTGACCTTGGTGCGAGCCTTCACGTACGCCTCGCCGGACTTCTTCAAGTAAAAAACGTCGCCCCACTGGTTGTACAAGGCTGCTTCACCTACCTCCGAGACCTGAAATCGGTATTCAACATGCTCGCACGCGACGATAACCAACGCGCTGGTGCGCCCACCCAAGGGAATGCCAATGCCCTGGAATCCATCAGGAGGGGCCGATACAAATCCGAATTGCTGAAACAGCTCGACGGCGGGTATTTGCTCGCCAACCAGCCCCTGCACTTGGACCACTTGGACTGGCGCGCCAACATTGACTTGCGCCCCGAATAAGCGAAACGGTTGCCGAACCGCTGCAATAGCTCTGTCGATGTGCTTTTTAAGTTCAGCGATCATTGCACGTCCACAATTCTGAGAGGCCCAATATTCTTACCACGGCGACGACGGCGATGGTGAGGCAACGCATCTAGCACCCATGCGCCGTCCTCGACTAGTCGAAGGTGCGTCGTTTGACCCTCCGATTTGTTTCCCATCAGGCGACGGCCCATGAGGAAATAAACGGCGTCGATTCCGTGCGGCTCGCTCACAACCTTCACGCGCTGGCCAGGACGCCACAGAACGCCAGAATCGGCCCTGTGGCCTGGCACCTGGACGATCTGTTCGTAGGACGCCACACGGCCGTCCGAAATGATCTTGCGGGCCAGCGCCCGTGCAATTGTCACGTTGACGGCCTCATGGTTGACAACGACCTTAGGCCGATAAACGCCAACAGAATCGTCACGCACGGTTGCCTTAACCCAAGGGTGACCAGCCGTGTAGCCGGTACCACCCTTTTGCCCAAGGACAGTTACATGGCTGTACCGCTGATGAATCGAGCGCTTTTCTTCCAAGTGATAGACATTGTTCCCTTTGCCATTTTTGCGTATGACCAGCGTGCCTACGGGTTCGGTGTCATAACTTGGGCCGCCTACGACAAGCGTGCCATCGGGCTCAAACCAAGGCCACAGGCCATTGGCCTCTGCCGCGCGGCGCAGCGTTTCCCATGCGGAGTCGCCTGGCTCAACGGAAATCTTGTCGCGCGTGATTTCCATTTCGGTATCAATGCGTATGCGCTTGACGCCGAGAGGGCGCACGATTTTTGCGACGATCTGATCTAGCGTCATTTGCTGGCCCGCGAAGATCGCAGCGGAGCAGTCCAACAGTATTCCGGCCCCGTCGCGGCCCGTCAACTCCAGGCGCTGATGTTCCTTGCCGATGCCGTGACTCACTTCGTCCACCATCGTGGATAGCACCACTTCTTGGCCGATCATGACCTTGGCGATCGCGCCTGGCGCGACGCCCGACGGAACTTCAATCGATCTTTGTTCAATAGAGGCCGTCCACGCATCAGCGGGCTTGAGCAGGTCGGCTTCTATGGAATAGCTCGACCATGTTGTTTGAGACACGCCACCGATTTTGACCTCGACGGTATCAGGCTGCATAGCACACCACCTGATCGCCACGGTTCACGAAAGTGTTTCGGCCAAACGAGTTTAGGCGCTGCAATTGAGGCGCACGGCTTTCGTCGCCGTAGAGCGCATGGGCGACCAAACGCAGATGCCCCGACACTGGCGAAGCTTTTACTACCACAGGAGGAAGTGCTTGCAAAATCGCTCGCGCTGTCTCCTGCGTCGCGTAGGCGGTAGCCGCGAGTGCTGCGGCCAGCGCCTGGCCGTGCTCTCTGTCTAGGCTTGCCCGAGCATCGTTTATGGCAAGCTGAAGTGCGCCCCTGACCTGCCCGGTCACTTGATCGATATCACCTCGTAGCAGTGTCGGGCTTTCGACCTCGCCCTGAAACACGAAAGCCGCTGCCTGGGCCAGCGCGCAAGCACTTGTGGCGTGGACGAAAGTGAGGACGCATGCGGTGTCTGCCTGAATATTCGCGTCGGTGCTGTCTGTCTCAATGGTCATTGAAGCAGGATTCAATGCTCCATAAACCTTGGCAAAGTCTGTGATCGCGGTGCCCGTCGAAAACGCATCGTCGGGGCCGTCGAAGCTGTCATTCAAACCACCAAATGGATAACCTTGCATTCCCCGATCCACAAGCGCGGCCGTGTCGGCCAGAAAGGAAGTCGGGTTGAGAATGGGGTCTAGATTTGCAAGCGTCGCGGTCAACGATGTGGTGCGCATCAATTGGGCCAGCATCGATTGCCCGTTCATCATCGCGGCCGACAGTGCATCCAGCCGATGCATGGCCGAGCTTTGAATGCTTGAAATGCGATCTAACAAGGAAGTTCCGGCCGCGAGCTGGGCCGACAATGACGACGTCCCGATTGAATCAACCGATCCAGACGCCGTCTTAGCATTAAAGACCGGCGTTTCCGTGCTGCTGACGACAAAGCTCAACTGCAACTCGCAGTAATTGCGCTTGCCATCTTTGTGGGTCGGCGTCCAGGTCTCTGCGTAAACCGTTTCAAAAGCGCCGTAGATCGGGTGGACCAGGCGTCCGGGACCGGGCGATCGCAACGCGGTTAAAAGCGCCGCGAGCTGTTGCTCGTATGTCGGTCCGTTCAAGAATGCCGTGACATGGATGCGCTGCGCCTTCAGGCCAAGATCCTCGACGTCCGCGCCTGGCTTGTACGGATATTCATGAATGCCCAGGGCACGCGACTCAGGATCGCTCGTGTCGTTAACTAAAAACGGAGCGCCTTTGAAGCTGGCATCTTGAAAAGTAGTTTCCCAGCCCATTACTGCCGCCTCATGTCCCGAGCGTTCTTGGCGTTTATCGCACCTACAAGCACGCCTGTATCTAGGCGCACCTCTAGTGGGCGATCGGCCATCATCTTGGCGTAGGCCTGCATGGATGCGCGACTATCGCGTGCTTCTTGGCTGAATGTTGATGCGAGCATCGCGATCATGGACCCGATGTTGTCTGCCGCGCTCGTGCCGTCAATCGCCTTGTTGATGCCCTTGCCGATCAGCCAACCGCCGCCCCCGGCAAGTGCGAGTGATCCTGCTGCAAAAGCGGTGCCGGTGGCGACCGCCCCTCCAACGCCTAGCGACCCTGCGCCGATGAGGCTCTCCCCAGCGAGGCCTGCTGCTGCAGTAGCACCTCCCGCTCCGGCTGCAGCGGCCGCAGCCGCGCCAGCGCCGGTCAGCAGCCGCATGACGCCCATCGCAGCGAGCGCAGCTGTGAAACCAGAAACTGCAACCTTTGCCCCCTCTAACGCCGAAGCAAATCCGGGATATCGACGATACAAATCTGTTTCCGCGTCGGCAAGCTTTGACAGCGCGCCGTTGGCAGATCCTAGGGCCTTCGTCTGAGCTTGCTGCTCTTCGAATTGACGCTGACCGTACTTGTATCCAGGCCCTTCGCTGATGAACGAGTGGGCATCCTCAACAGCCCCTAAGACCTTCGCGTCTTGACTAGGCCCGATTGCGCCTAGAATCTTTTCAACCTGCTTGCGCTGAGTGAGTTGCGCCATGATTGCACGCATCGCCTCTGTGTTATGAAACACGCTTGCAAGGCCCATGCCCTTTTGATATTCCACCATAGACTCAAGGGCGGATTTCTTGCCCGATTCGTCAGGTGCGTCCTCATACTGTTTTTGGATCTTTAAGTACTTCGGATCGTGCCTGGACATTTGATCGGCGACGGCCAGGAATGCCTGGTGCGGCGACATGCCGCGATTTAGTACCAAGTTTTGCACCGACCCAGGCAAATCGATACCGCGCTTTTTAAAGAAGCGCTGTGTAAACGGGGCCATCTCATCTTTAAGCATTTGTGCTACGTTCGTCGCGGCTTGCCCTGGACTGCCAGCGGTGTCAATGGCAGCCTCATTCATGGCAAGTAGCTCGTTTAGCGCGGGAAGCCCCGACATGCCTGTGAGCTTCAAGCCTGGCGCAAGCTCCGCGATATGCTGTGCTGTGTCGCTAACCTTGAAACTCCCCATCTGACTTGACACTAAGACGCGACCAAGCGCAAGCGGCAGCTGCTTGACGCCGATGCCTAAGTTTCGCTTGAGCGCGATCGCCAGTTGAGCCATCTCAGTGGCAGAAGCGCCTGAAGCGGTGCCGGTCTTGGTCAATGACGGCAAAAGCGAGATATTCTCATCGACGCCACCAAATGCTGCAGACTTGATTAAATGCTCCAGGGCGTCTGACACGTCCTCGCGATTTCCACCACCGAAGCGAATTGCGCTGGTAATGGCCGAGTCAATCTCCGCCATTTTTGACTGCTTTACGCCGAGCGACTTTCCTCGATATGCGGTGCCGACCATGTAACGCAATCGAGTGTCGTAGTCTGCAGCGCGCTTTATTGGATCCGCAACCACATGATCAAACGCAGCTACGCCCGCAACGCCCGTAGAGATATTTTTGTATGCCCCCACCGCTCCGTTGACGGTGCCTAGGTCCTTCAGGGTCCTTAGCAAACGCCCTGTGGTGCGTTCCAACAGCGACATTTTGCGCTCTGCGTTGGAAGCCTCATTGCCAAGTTCGGCAACGCCTTGAGCAGCACTGCGCACGCCAGCCTTTTGCTTGCCGACAGACTCCAGCTTGTCTGAGACGTTGGCGATCGAGGAATTCAACCCCTTGATGGTCTTTTCAAGATCCTTGAACTCGCGCTCGATATCGCCGACCGCTTTAGCTAGCGGCCCGACGAGCTTGTCCTTGAGGGACAGCGTCAGCGCGACGTTCAGATCATTACTCATGGCCACCTTGCTTCTTCATGACACGACTTGACACGTATGTGATTTCCTGATCACCGCTAATTTGCTGTTCGTGATCCCCCGACTCTGAACCTGACTTTCCGTTCAATATGTTGAGGAACGACACGAATTCGCTCATCGGCCATCCAACTACGAGGTCGGGGTTGACCCCATGCCGTACTAGGGCTGCGCGACAGACGCTCCACCATCTGTTGTCCCCAAGGGCCCGTCGCGCAGCAATTTTTTTTCCAATTCGGTGCTCGCCTTATCAAGCACATTCCAATCAGACGTATTCATCTGACGCAGCAACTGGTGGGTAATCTGGTCTTTGGTAAGCGTACCTAGCTTGACGAGCTGAAGGGACATCAAAACCGCAGACAGGCTCAATGCGGTCGGAGAGACGCCGTCGTTGATCAACGTCTCTGTCGCGTCGATATTGTCCTGCACCGTCGCGGAGCGAACTTCGAACTCTTTGTGAACCACCCCGTCGACAACGATGCCAATGGGGAGTACTCCTTTTTCAGTCAGCATTGCAATACCTTGGTGGATAGCGTCAATTACTCGGTGATTTCGTCTTCAGCAAACATGCTGATGCTGATCGCGGCCTGCCCGTTCACTTTGAACTCGCGCCCGACCGAAGTGGACACGCAATTGATGTACGACGTGCGCGTGCCCCCTGCCTGCGGCTGAACCGTAATCCGAGCACCAACGATGTCGCCCCACGCAATCGGGTCACCCGCCACCGGAATTAGCGCGGTCACATCCAGCGAAAACATGGTAATGCCTTCGCTGTATCCCACGATGCGCCCCTTCGAACTCATGGCGGTCGCTGGCTCGCGGCCAGTCACTCGCTTGGGCGTCAAGCTGACGATTTCAATTTCCTGGCCGTCAACCTCCAGAACAATTGCACCCACGTATTCTTGAAATGCCATTTTGTGGACTCCGTTTCAATCAGGATGGCTGGTCAGCCGGAATTAGAGAATGAGGTCCAACTGCATTGCAACCACGTTTAGGTTGGGCACAATGTTGGTCGGAATTTTGGCGTCGAGCCAGTCCGGGTTTTGGAGATCCTGCTCAACTAGCAATCCGTCTTTGTTGGCCTCGACGTTTTCGACGATTTCAAGATCCTGCAACTGCAGCAACATGGCGTACAGCTCGGAGCGCACCTTGGGAGCGGTCCGAGTGCTGTTCTTAGCGCGTGGGAAGCGCAACGCAATACGAGTGACGGCCGCTTTTCGAACGTAGTCCATAGAGCGAATGGAACTAAAGTCGAGCCAAGAAATATCTGGAATGTTCGCAGGGTTAACAACGTACGTTGTCACGGCACGCACGATTTGGCACAACTGGCCTGGCCCGACCTCAATAGGCGCACAGCCATTGTGTAGCGCCGTTTCCTGGTCGATTCGAACCAATTGCTGAGGCTGAGGTGGAGGCTCAATGCCAACGAGCTGTAATGTGTTGAGAGAAGCGGATGGGTCTTCCTGGAATGCCGCGACGCTCGCAAATGCAGCTGCGACTTCAAACGGAAGTGACGGCGTGAAGGGTAGAAGCGCGCAGACGCAACGCTCCCCATTGATCAACTCAGCCAGGGTCGTCCCAGTTGGCATCGAGTCTGTAATGCCGTAGATGAGATAGCCACCCCGCTTTTCAATAGCGTTTGAACGAGCGTTCAAGAAGTCTCGTATGGCAGCTATCTGGACCTGCGTCGTGTAAGGTGACACCAACATCTCATACGTCGACGGGAATAGGTTGGTTAAAGCGCCAGTGAGATCTGGATCCGTTGCGCCTCCTGCGAATTGAGCGGATGACGTGACTGTCATTCCAGGCACCGTTTCGACCGTCGAGAACGTCAACTTGTTCATGACAGTGCCCGCATTTTTTGCCGTCAATGTAATCGTCGCGGCACCAGAAGTAGCGGCAGTAAACGGCCAATTTGCCTGCAGGTTGATTGCGGCCACCAGCGCGGCCATGATTGTGGAAACGCTCTCAGTAGCGGTAACCGCGACCGACACCTGGCGGTCCATGCGACCAGCCGTATTCCACAAGAAAGTGACTGTTCCCGCGCCCGTGGGCGCTCCGACGAACGTAATCGTTGCATGTGCAGCTGTCGAGCCTGCGGCATCTGCAAGCGGCATCACGGTAATGTTAGCGTACTGGTTGGCGGTGAGCGCTGCCAGTACCATCAAGTGCGCCATCGAGCCAGGTCCGAACAAAGCTGCCGCTTGCGCATCAGACGAGCACCCAACAGCCACGCCAGCAGGTACGGTGGCAGCACCAGTTTGCTGAGCAAATATCAATAAGCGCTGCTGATTCGTCGGAAGCGATTGCACCGCCAACGTGTTGTTGAACTCTGCATAAACGCCAGGCTTGCGCGTCGACGCAGGAATCGAATTAAAGGAAATGTTAGGGCTCGCCATAGTAGTTAAGCTCCGGTTTTTGCAATCTGTTGGAGTTGGAGAAGACGAGCAGCGCGATCGTCGCGTGCGCGCTGCTCAGCGGCGGCGCGCTTGATGTTGCGCGCTTGAATTCTTTCCCGTTTCGCTTGCGCTGCCGCTAATCGAGCACGGTCACCTTCGGCAGGATCCATAGGAAAAGTATTGGAGCGTGAGCGTGACCTTTGTCCGCGAATTGCGACTCTTGGATAAACGCTAAAGCCTTCCTGAAGGGCGAACGAAGATAGAACCGCAATCGAGAACAGAATGCTGCTCGTATAACTCGATTTGCCCAAGCGATTAGTCGATTGGCTCATTGCTTAGCCTTAGAAGCCGCTTGCGCCTGCGCCGCTTCTTTCGCAGCTCGTTGGTCGTCTAAAGCCTTGAGCGACTTCTCAACGGCATCGTTGGCATCGGTCGCATCCGATATTTGCTTTTCGGATGCGGCTAAGAGATCACCGTCAGCGCGTCGACGTTGGTAGTATTGACTATCAAAAACCTGCACTGCCTTGGCGTCAGTGATGTAGCGCTTAGGAATGCCCTCGTAGGGAACCTTGACACCATTTTTTGCAATAACCCATATGCTACTCATGCGCACCTCATGCAGTTAGATCGACGGAGTCAGATGCATCCGGCGTTGTATGTCCGGAGCTTAAGAAGTAATTCAGGTTCACGCCATTCAATGGCGGATCGTTGGCGGTCTTGTCAAAGTACTCGACCCACCACGTAGAAAAATACTGGGCATAGACGGCCACTGCGTCACCATGCGCTGGACGGCCCTTTAACATCGATTTCATCGCGCCGACGTTGATCGGTTCAATCGGGAGGCCTAGCGTCATATTGGCGAGCGTTATCTTGGCCTGCTCCTGTAACTGATAGACCCCCAGCTCGCCAGCGTTGCCCTGGCGCCGATCCGGCTCAGGACCAAGGACGCGAGCGGCCGCGATGGCCACAAATCGCCCATTGAACTTGGTTGAATTCGCGCCCACCTGCTCTACATGCGTATGCTCATCGAAGCTAACCCAAATTGCAGGAAGCGTGCGGATCCATTCAAAGGCGTCGTCATCCAACTGGCCTGAATAATTCTCAACCTCTACTCCTAAGCCAGCAAATCCAATGCGCAACTGCGCGACCATCGCGGCCTCAATTTGTGCGATCGGGGACGCATCCATCAGTACAGCTCCCCGAGATTGCAGCCGCCAAATTCTTTCGCTCGGGTGCGCACCGAAGTGGCACCGGCGAGAGGCGCAGACGGCGACGACGACAGCTGCAGCTCGACGCCAAGACCAACGTCTCCGGCGGCGATTTTTTCGAGGAGCTTTTCGGCTATTTTGTAGCGATCGCGGATCTCATCAGTACAGATGACGTGGGTGCCGGTCATTTGGAATCGCGCCACGTCGCCAACGATGCGCTTCAAAATCTCTGGTACGCCAGCTGGCGCACCGTTGACGGCCAGCACCAGCGGAATCGCATAGCGCCTGGCGAGATAGCCGTCAACAAAGGTGCTAGCCTCATCCAAGCCACGCTGCAGCAGCAGTGGATCCGTCGAGCCTGTATTTGCGCGATCGGTCAATGCGCGAGCCTCCCGATCGGAGAACCGATCAATGAACTCAGCTGCAAGTAGGTAGGAAGACATGCTAGCGCCCGTGCCTCGTTGTGATTAGCTTTGCTCGGGCTGTGCGTCCACCTTAACCAATTCGACGGCGGCAGGGTGAGCCAAGAGTGGGGCCGCGTCGACATCGTTCAAATCGATGTCCTCTCCCGGACCATATTCGTCGCCATTGTGATGGACGTTGCGCAGCGTTTTATATGCCTTGGTGGGCAATTCAACTGCAGGTGCTTCCGGTTTTCTCTTACCCATGATCGTTGCTCCTAAAAGAAGGACCGCGCCGTAGCGCGGCCAAATTCACCACTTGAATCAACCGTGTATCGTGATCACTACCGCTTACGCGGTAGCGTTTTGCCAGAAGAAGGCGGTCTCAGGGGCCGCGATCACTTCTTGGACGTACTCACCGACTTTGATATCAACACCACCGGCTAAGCCCAGCTCTGGGTTGGGAATATCGCCCGCGATCCGCGCGCCCATTTGCGCCGTAAATCCGAAGACCGGCTGCATCGTTTCAGCGGCCTGCTGATTGATGTACAAGGCTGCGGCGTGCTTGCCCCAGGCACGCTGATTGGTGACAGGTTGGTTCTTGCGCGCCGTGTTCAAAAAAGCGTCGCCGACGAGAACCTGCTTGACTTCGAAGATCTCGGCGATCGCCTCGCGTGTTACCACACCTGCGCCGGCCAGGTTGCGGAACACGGCTTGAACAATCTTGGGATGCTTGCGCAGTGAAGTGAAGGTGGACCGTCCAAACACCAGAGCGTTCGGGCGCACCAAGCAAGTGTCGAGCGAACTCAAAATGGTTGTGATCGGGTCCGATGTGGGATCAGACCATTGGCTGGAGCCAGCGAGAATGGCTTGCTGAGACGCGGGATAAGTCGCGGGGTTGAAGACAAGATTTGCGACTCGGACTTCGCGATCCAAAAGGATCAGGTTGGTCAGCATCATTGCGCTGAGCTGGCGAGGGTCGAGCGGACCCCCGGAGGCAGGCTTGGGCATCTTTTCAAAGGCCTCGATTTCCTCGCCTCCGACCGAATCCATCAGCCCGTATGGATTGACTTTGCCCAGCTGCTCGCTGCCACCAAAGTCAACGCGGTTGGGGGCCGACTTATTGCCAACGCGAGTGTCTTGCAGCGTGTAGGCCTGATCCGAGGAATACTTCGTCCACTTGAAAGAGTAACCGGACGGAATGCGCGGCAACACGGTATCGGCAATCAGCGAGTCGGACTGATTTTGAAACGCGATCGCAATTGCGGTCAGCGTCGGATTAATGGGAAAGGAAAAGTCCATTGAAAGGCTCCTGAATTAAAAGACCAAATGCAAGTAAGAGAGTCCGAGGTGAGCGGCTATTAGCCCTGCATCACAGACAGCGCAACCAAGATGCGCGTCAAATCGCCCGTCGACGCACTTTGCAGCGCGACGCCGACAATTTGCGCATTAACTCCGGCCGCAGGTGCCGCAGGTATCGCGTGACCGTTCGCGTCAGACGTCAGGCGTTGGCCGAATTGAATGGGAGCCCCGGCAATAACGTAGCGGTCCTCGCCCATGAAGACGTCGACTCGATCGCCTGCGTTTTTGGCGTTGTCCTCGCTGACACCAATGATCAGGTCGGTGGATGCAGCCGCAACCGCAACGTAGCCGTCGGTGTTGGGGCCAGTGGCCTTGACAATGGAATAACCAGGTATCGCGGCCTGGGCGGTGAAGTTTTTCGTGCTCATGTTTACCTTAGGTTTTCAGTTGCAGGTCTGGTGGCGTCAATTACGATTGACGTTCGACAAAATTGACGGCCTCGGCGATTGAGATGGTGCGCCCGGCTTCAGCCTCAGCCTCGACGTGCGCACGCGCCTTGGCCGCAATGACGGAGGGATCCTTCGCGGAGTCGCCAGCGCCTTGCTTTGCGAACTCGCCAAATTCAACCGACGGCTTTGCGCCGCCCAACAATGCCTTGAATCCGTCGAGCGCTGGCTTGGCATCAGCACCCTCGCCAAACATGACGGTTGCACCGGCAGCGTCCGGCGTCGCTAGTTTTTCGCAGATGGTTGCCACCAGTTCCTTTTCGGAGGCGGGAAGCTTGGCAGATGCGACCAGCGACTCAGCAAAGGCCAGCGCCTCGGCCCGGCGCGCAGTAGCAGCAGCTTTTGCAGCTGCGCTGTCGCGAGCGGCAATTTCTTCGCGAGCGGCCTGGAGTTGGCTATTGGCCGCGTCTAATTCGGCCTGGATTTGTTCGGGGGTCTTCACGTTCACGGGTGGTTTCTCCGGGGTTAAAGTGTTTTTGCTGGGTGCGGGCTCGGCGAACACCGGCAGCGTTGAGTCAGGGTTGTCGTCTATGTCAGACTGGGCTGAATCAATCATCCAGTTGGGTATGACACCGTCCGCCGTGTCGACACCCTTTTCACCGATGATGTATTCGCGCAGATTGCGCAGCATCGTGACGATGAGACCGCCGCCATATGCCCCGAACGTGACGACGCCCTCGGTGCTGGCGTCCGCGAATGAAACGGAGCGCAAACCTTTGATGGCTGGCGCGTGAGCGCCAAGAAAACCGATATGGCGGGGGTACCAGGATCCAGGCTTAGGATTAGCAGGCGCGTCGGGCGCGTAAAGCGAGATTGAAACCTTCTTGAAGCGGCCCGCGTTTACGAGGCCTGAGAATTGCTCATCAACTTGAGTTGGCTCAGCGCATAGCACACCCCCTTGCACGACAAACTTAGATGCCCATCCATAGGCCGGGTCATCCATGTTCGGATGCCCAACGACCAAGGGAGCTTCAAACGTCTTAGGGTCATAGCTCGAAGCGATCGCTCGCAGGTCTTCCTCCGTAAAGGTGACAGGGACGCCGTTCGCATCTACATGCTTGCCGGTTTTGAGGACTTCAATGAGCTTTGACATAGGTTCGCAGTTTGATGAGGGACGCGGTTTCGTCTAAGACTGAAATGCTTCAGTGTTCTTCGCTGGCTTAAAACAAGCCAGCCGGTTCTGCCTCGGCATCCCAGCTGTAAATGAGCAGCTCGGTGCGCTCTGCAGACTTCCCGCCTCCGCCCACGGTGTAGGTGATGGGCAGTGTCTCCATCTGGAACGCGCCAAATATCCGCCGCATGTCCGGGTGGTCGTTGACGCTGACGATCACCTTACCGCGTACCTTTGCCATGAGATCGGCCATCAGCTCGTACTGCTCGATGCCGAATGGGACGCCATACCCCTCGGTCTCCCAATACGGTGGGTCCATATAGAACAGGGTGTGGTCGCGGTCGTAGCGCTCGACGCACTTGGCCCAGTCGAGGTTTTCTATGTAGGTTGAGGCCAAGCGCAAGTGAGCCGCGCTGAGCTGCTCCTCGATGCGCATGAAGTTGACCGGCGGCGCTGTCGTCGCGGTGCCCCAGCTCTGACCGTCGACGCGGCCACCGAAGGCGTGGTGCTGAAGATAGAAGAACCGCGCAGCACGCTGTATGTCGGTCAAGGTGGGCGGCGGTGTGTCCTGCGTCCACTTGAACAAGTCGCGGCTTGACAGTGACCACTTGAATTGGCGCACGAATTCTTCGAGGTGGTTTTTGACCACACGGTACAGATTGACCAATTCGCCGTTGACATCGTTGATGACCTCGACGGGTGCGGGATGGCGCAGGAAATAAAGCGCTGCGCCTCCCGCAAACACCTCTACATAGCATTCATGTACGGGAAAACGAGCAATGATGATGTCAGCTAGGCGTCGTTTCCCCCCTATCCAGGGGATGATTGGCTTACTCATGTGTGCTTCCTACAGGTGACAATGTCCTGGCCACGCGCGTGGTAGTCAGGGCTTTGGCTGAACTTGCAGCTCACACTGCGGGGGAGGTGGCTCGTACCAGGTTGCCGCCTGGTGCGGGTCGCCCTGTCTTTTTAGTGGGGTAAAAACTCCGAAATCTGTTTGAACGCGCCTCGCATCACTCGATCGGCTAGAAATTCTTGGGCGGCAAGGTATATCTCGCGCTGATCGCTCGGAGTTATGGACAAGAAGCGACGCGCCGGAATGACACTGCCTGGGTGATTAACTTTGCGCACGCAAATGCCTCCAAAAGAGAGCGCGCGAGCATGCTTTGCCTCGATAACGTGAGGTTTAGTACGGCCGCCAAACTGCTGAATGGCCGCGTAGACGACGTTGGTTCCCACGGCTGCAGAGTCGTTATCCCATCGCTCCTGAATGCTTGCCGCCAGGCGACCGGAGCGCTGCAATATCTTCCCTGGCCAGGTGCCTTGCGCCGCCCGCGATGCTTTAGTGGAATCGGCCAGATCCACCCACCTGGGTCGGCCCTCGGCCGCAAAGTTGTCCTCGACCGCGCGCATCATGATCCCCGCGACCTGGCTCATGAGCCCGCGCCGGTTACCCAGGCCTGCGACCGCTTTGTTCAGCTGCTCGATCACCGGGGCCCAGCCGACCTGAATGTTGATCAAACTTTCACTCATAGGGTAAACTCCCGAACGTCGGCGTCGTAACCCTTACGAGCACTTGGGGCCCCAAACAGGCCAGCCATGATGTGTAGCGAGAGGCGGGACTCTCGTGCCGACATTTCTCTCATCTCAGCTTCCTCCATCCTTTAGCCGGTTTTGGCTTGCGCTCACGAAATAGACTGACCAGGTACAACTGGGTCTGATCGTTTGTGAGCTTGACCACTGCGCGGTAAGTCACATCACCCTCATGCAAATAGACCTGGCGCATGTCGCCTTGCGCCCAGACCTCGCCGAAGTCGATGATGTCCGGCAGGAGTCGATAAGCATCTAAGCCCAATTCGGGATGCTTGGTGTCTGAAAACTGCTTAGTGAGGGTGGCGTCACTGAGGTATACGGTTGAGGCCTTAGTGTCGAACGCCTTTTGTGCGTCATCGGGCAGCACTGCGACCGGAAACTCCCCGGCCAGCTTTCCCTTGGCTTCGATGAAGCGCTCGAACTGCGGGCCGTCCACGGCCTGGCGCACGAAGGCTCGCGACAGGTCGCGGGGCTTGTCCTCTAGCTTTGGCATCCAAATAGACGAGGCTGGGTTTGAAAACCCAACGTCCGGTTGGAAGTGGCCACCGGGGAGCGACTTGTCGACAAAGCGCGTGACTTTCGCGATCGTGCCATCTTTTAGTGGCACCTCAATTTGCTCCAGCTTGCCCGCCGTGCTATTGACTTTGATGCCGCGCCTGGAAACCTCGCGCTCGGAATATCCGACGGCTCGGCACCGGCAGCGGTAGCCGCAGGGCGGGAAGAACGTCTTCCAACCAGGATCGTCATACCGGAACGTCTGGCCGTGCATCGCAGCGTGCATCGGCCGCGTGCGCGCGTCCATGACCGCAACGTATTCCCAATATGGCCGATCGTCGACCTGGGCCATCATCTGGTTATACCGACCGGCCATGTATGCTGACTGCATATTGGTCGCGAAAATAGTGCTCAGCCTGGCGGGCGTGAGACCCTTGGCAATTTCGCCAGTCTTGCTGTCGATGCGACCGGCTTTCGTCAGCTGCTCGGTCGTTGCGTCGCGCTGCCACCAGCCCTTGGCCTGCAGCGTCGGGACGATGTTCTTTTTCCACTGCTCAAACGTTTGGCCCTCTTTTAGAGCCTTGGTCAGACTTTGCTGAATGTCGGTTACGACGTCGAGCTTGGCGACGTTCGCTACAGTGAAAGCGCGGGCGTGCTCGCCATTTAGCCACTCGGTCCAGGCTCCGGTAACAGCGGCCTCTTTCGCTCCAAGGTGCGCGACCGCATCCTTGGGCTCCAGCCCGATAGCAAATGACAGGTCGGCACCGTCCATTCTTTTCTTTTAGCCCTTTGGCAGCGAATGAACCAGAACGATCGTTGCAGGCCACAGCGCGGTCACTAGAGTCTTTGCGATGCATACCGTTGCGCTTTCGTTCTCTTTAAAGAAGTCGACGATCTTCTTGGCTGCGGCTACGCCAAGCACCACGAGTGCTGCGCGCACTGGCGAGAAATGCGCGACTGTGAGCGCCACGCCCAGCGCGCCACCGTAGACGATGTGATTGGCATAGTCGACGGGCACCTGCGGCAATTTATCGAGCGGGTTGATCCAGTTCATGACGATCTCCTAGTTTGCGGGGTTAGATTCGGGGTCTTTAGTCACGCTCTGGCGACCAACAACGTCCGAGACGAAATACGCACGCTTCATCAGGTCTTCAAGCGCGGATGAATCCAGCTTTGGAAACGCCTCGGTGAGAGCAGCCATAGCCTCATCGGGTGTCGCTGCAGCGTGGATTGCGGCCAACGCGGGCCGGAGCATTTGCTCCATCGCAGATTGGATGTCGCCAGCTGGCAGCAGCTCGATCGCTGCGTCGATCGCTGCCTGGTCCGGGGGCACGGCCGCAGCCTCCGCAAAATCCGATCCATCTGGCGGCGCGCCTTTGTCGGGCGGCGCATCGGTAGGCGAGCTTACTGACTCGATGTCGCCTTGCTCCAGGGTGTATCGGCGCATGAAATACGCCTTGCTGAACTTCACACCGGTATCTGAAAGGAGTTTGTCTCGCTCGGCCAGAGTGCGATCAATTTGCTCCTTCGGCCAGAACATGTATTGAGGCGCTTGCTGCCCAGGCCAGTTGATGTCGACGATCCAACGCACCAGCTGGTTCAGTCCAGCGGCTACCATCTCGGCGTCCTCATCGCGCAATTCGTCCTCAACCTTTGCGCCCTCGGCCGCGCTGGCCTTGTTGGATGACATTTCGACGGTTTGGTTGTTACCGAGCAGCGCGATGGAGATTTCCCGCGAGCAGTACATCAACAGCTCTTTATACATATCGGCATTTGCCGTCGTGCTCGTGTTGAGCAGCTCGACTGATGAATCGTCAGGAACGACAGCGACTGCATCACGCACCATCGACACGAGCTTGTTGGCAAGCTCGTCCGCCTCAGCCTGGGGAGCGCCCCGGCGTTGTTTGCCAACTGCCCAGGGCATACCGTATTTTTCCGCGAACGTTACCCAAAACTTCAAGCCGCCACGCCGAAATGCCACCGGCCAGAAGCAGCTGGCCAAGTCTGGCTCACCATATGGATTTTCAAACGTTCGATTGTTTCCAACGACAATGAACTTGCGATCCGGTACCGGCTCGCCAACCGCGCTGCCCAGCTTGCGAAAACGCAACTCGTCCGAGTTCGCGTCAAATCCAAACCAGCGGGGTGGTTTGACTATCACGTCTGCTGGCACGATCAAGCCGCCTACACTTTCCCAGACCACTTCGGCGACCCCATAGCCGAAGAAAGCGCCGTCGACCAGGCCTTTGATAATCCGGTTGAGATCCAGAGCGTAGATGATGTCTTCGATATTGCGCTGCAGGCGCACGGGAGAACGCCCCTCCGGATCAAACCCACGCTCCAAGGCAATCACAGCTGCGCGACGACGTCGACGCGCGCCCTTGACCATAGGATCCACGAGCAAATCGTTATAGACTCTAATAGAAGCGCCCATTTTGCGCAGCACCGGGTCCGGGTTGGGCAGCAGCCCCCAGTACATCTCGCCAGCCGCCATCCGGGTGGCAATTTGTTGGGCCAGGGGGGCATCTGCCCCGGTCTCGGCAAAAGACATGAATTCCCGGTCGTTTAGCCAAATTCCACGGCTCATCGCAATCCCCCGGGTCCGCTGACCCCTATTTTTCGAAAATGAGGCGTTAACCTACCGTTTAAAAACCGCGAACGGGACAGGGCTGGGGGGGTAGTAGCCAAAACGGATCTGGACCGCCCAAAACGCCGTTTTTTCGCGCCGACCGTTTTTTGCGCCGCAACAACACGAAAATCGGTCATCCGAGATACCCCCCGAGGTCGACCCCTTCAAGCCCTGAGCGAGCCCGGCTGGCCACATTTACCGGCCCACCGTCCTGGCGGCTGGCGAACCAGGCGAGCGCTCCTGCGATCGCCGAGTCGCCGTGGCGCTTCAGCTTGAGGGCGTCCTTGGTGCGAACGTCAGGCACCTTCGCAACGCCCTTAATCATCTTGATCGCGCGATGGTCATTGACGATGTCTAAGTCCGCCGGTAGCTCGATCCCACGGTCTTCGAACGCGGCCTTGTATGCGGGCATGTTCTCGACATACCACTTCTCGCTGAGCATCACTTGCGTCACGCAGTTGGCGCCGTACTTCTGAGCTGCTGCCTCAGCCATTTGAAAACCGAGGCCGCGCGCGTCGATCGCGACGTGATTGATCGAGATGCGGTCCAGGACGTAGTACAAAATCAACTGCTGACAATCAAACGGCATGCCTCGCAGCTCGATCACGAACGGCGCGCTGCGCGTAAGGTTGTGCATCGTGATGAGCGGCAAAAACACCGACAAATCACTCACACGCCCGATATCTGATCCAATGCTGCAGGGCAACTTGGGCATGCGATCAAGAATCGGTCTCAGATGCTCCTCGCACCAGTCGATGATTTCACCGTGCCGCAAGTGCTCGGGATAGAAGGTGAACTCGGGCGACTTCGTCAGGCGCAGCACCGGAATTTCTTTCTTCATGCACTGCTCGATCAGGGCGCGGCTGAGGAAGGTGCCCGATCCGGCCTTGGGAACGCAGTCGAGTTCCTCCTCTGCGTCGTCGCCATAGTTTGAACGAATTTCAGAAGCCCAGGCCTCCTCGGCTTCTTTGCTGTACGGCTCCCCAGTGCGCAGGCAGACGCGCTTATAGAGACCTTCCCGCAGAGCTTCGTCGAATGTGATTCGATGGACCGAGTACGGATAACGACCAGCACGCGTGTCTTTGATCAGCTCATTAAAAGGATTGGCGTCACCATCGTGCGTCGATATAACCCGCAAGTCACCGCCCCAGATGAGCAACGCCATCGCGGCCTTGAGGATTTCCGCCTGCGACTCGTGGAAGGCTGCCTCATCAAGGATGACGCGCCCTTGCTTGCCGCGAAGGTTTCGCGGCCGCGAGCTGAGCGCCGTGATCCGGTTCCCCGAAGCAAACCGGATCGAGAACGCAAATACGCTCTTTTTTTCATCGCCCTCGACGAACACTTCCTCTGAAACGTCGATTTGCTCAGCGATGCCCTGCAGGTGCTCTGCCCACTGAGCGCAGTCGAGGATGAACTCGATGGCCATGTCCTTAACATAGCCGATGTACCACACGTCCATGCCGCCCTCGCGTGCGGCCTCGATCACCGAGTCGCAGGCCTCCGCCCAGGACAGACCGATCCGGCGGCTCTTTTCGCAAATCTTGACGCGGGCTTTGTCCGCCAGCCAATCTTGCTGATAGGGAAGCAGCACGGATGGCGCGCGGTCCTCGAATTTGTAGTCGACCTCATGGGCCAACTCCATCATTTGAGGCGTGATGATGCCGCTCATACCGCGTCGGGCTCCTGCGCGCTGGGCTTCGCGGCGCGCTTAGCTTCGCCAATGCCCAAGATTTGAGACCGGAAAATCTCAATCGTCTCAGCAGACACACCGGCCTTTCGCGCGGTCTTGACGACGTCTGCAGCTACCGCTTGCGCCTGGTCGGCGATCAATTTGCGGATATTGACCTCTTTGTCGACCACTAACTTGTCCGCCTGCGCGATCGACTTGATGGCATTGCCGAGGAACATCAGATCCTCTGGCCCAGCTTCATCCATATTAGATAGGGTCTGAAACGACACGACGCGGAGCATTTCGATGATGAGGCGACCCACATCGCCGTCGGGTTCCTTGCCCAACTTGTCCACCCACACCTTTGCGACTTCTTGCGCCTCGCGGTATTTCTTGAGCTGCTCCGACTGGTTTTTGACGTAGCGCCCGACAGCCGATCGGGAAGCGTCGCCTCCCATGTCTCGGATGAGGGCCACGATATCGTCGATCGATGCGCGCCCCTCGCGCACTGCGCGATCCACCTCGGTCTTAATCCGCAGATCGAGCTTCGTAATCGTTGATTTATTTCCGGCCATATCGTGCCCTCAGGGGGTTGGCCGCTTGACACCTGGCACCGTGGCTAGGCCTTTGGCAACGTCGACGCCGCGAACGGTCAGCTTTGCCACCAAGACGCCCCCGCTCTCGCGCTGCTCGACTAGCGCCTGCTCGGCTAGCCAGGCGATATCGGTGCGCAGCAAATCCGTCGATGCGTTGTGCCCAAAGACCGACTGCAGCCCGCTTTGAAGCAAGAATAAATTGGCCGTAAAGCCTGCCGACTCTTTGAGCAGCAGCAGCAAAGACAGGCGGCGATCTTCTGACATGGCGGACGCGAATGACATGGCTATTTGTTAGTGAGCAGAAAGTTTTCGATACGCGCAAGTGCTTGCGCAAGGCCCGTCTGTGCGCCTTTTATGCCGTCGAGCGTGCCATTGATACACGACACTTGCGAGCTGAGCTTGCCGAGTTCCTCGCTAGTAGGTAGGTGCTCTACGTGCTCCTGGAGCACCGCGAATTCTTTAGACAGGTCTCCAATGCGTTGATCCATGTCATTTTTGAGTTTAGTGACGGCCGCAGCCGCGTCCTGGCCTGGCTTGCGCACCCAAGTGATTACAGTGAGTGCGGAACACCATAGGCCCAGCATGACGTCAATCCAGTGCGGGTCCATCTGAAGAAAATTCATTTTTATGGGGCTTTAAAGACGCTGTTAGTCAAAGGCACGGGCAATCACTTTCTAAACACGCCAGGCGCGATACATTGCGCCCGGCGTCTTCTCAACCATCAGCCAATCAATTACGCACTCGGGCCGGACGCAGTGCCGGTAGACGCGCCTGCAGCCGCGTCGGCTCCAGTAGCCGAACCAGCCGCAGCACCGTTGGTGCTTTCACCCGTGCCGGTACCGGCATTGGAGGCGGTCGTATCAGCAGGCCCCGTCAAAGCAGCAACGGACGCGGCCGCAGTGGTCAGCTGCGTCGAGTGGTCGCTAATCTCAGTCAAGATGGCAGAGACGGCGGCTTGGTCTAGGCCATTGGTCTGTGCGGCGGTTAGCGCCGCCGTGACCTTCGCCAACAGTGCGACGGTCGATTGGATGACTTGTCCCTGTGCGTCGAGGGCCGTTTTGATGGTAGATAGGTCTTGCATGATTGCTCCAAGTTGATCGGCAATTTGAGAGAGCTTGCTCGTTAGCTCTTCACCAAAATGGTGATAGTGGTGAACTTCGAATTTCATATTGAGTACCTGTCTATTGCTCTCGGATCCAAGCCGCAGAAGTGGAATCCCACCGAACGCGCATGCCGGTATATGCAGCCATCGCGCTCGCGTTGGTCCACCCGAGTACTGCGGGACTGAATGTCAATGCTGTGACCGCTCCCGCGTAATTAACGAACTGAAGCACTTGGCCGTCGAGTAGAGCTGTGGGAAGTGTGATCGTCGATGTGGCGACGGTCGTGGCCTGGACAAGACGCACGCAGTCGGTAGCCGCCGGAACGGTGTACCCACTAGTTGTGAGTGTTACGCGCTGGCATGTGCCGTTAACAACTGGACTCTGAGTTATCACTGGCGACGTACCATTGCCAATTTTTGTGCCGGTACTGTCCAATAGCAACTTCCCAACTCCCGCGCTCGCAACAAATTGACCGCTCACGGTGACGACTGTCGACGACGACGCCACTGAATTTGCGGGTGTGTAGGTAACGGCTGGTGGCGTGCCGTACCCCGATCCCGCATTCGTGACCGTCAGATCTGCGCCGATCTGCCAAACGGTCCCAGTAAGAGTCGGACTCGTAGTACAAGTGCCACCAGTCAAAGTTGTAGTAGCGGGCCACGGATGGGTGTAGTAATAGCTTCCGCTCGGGCCCGCCGTAAACGTTGCAACAGAGCCGCCTGATCCGAGCGTAAGAACTTTAATAGTCAAAGGCGTGCCCGCTGCGAGGTTCGTGCCTGATATAGCGGGGGTGCCCCCTTGGATAGTCAAAACGTCGTTGACCGAACACCCTGCGCCACCCGCCGCAGTGCCGAAGCCCCACAAGAACAGTACGTTAACTTGCGCAGTAGCTTGCGCGCCACTCGCGGGGGCCGCAATCGAGACTGTCGGAAGCGCGCCATTGAGCGATGCTCCCGTAAAGTTGTAGGCGCTCGACGATGGCTTAGTAACGTAGGTAACAGAGCCCAGATTGGTGAGCGTGCCAATCGCAACCGTAGAGGGGAATACTGTGTTGGCTGGAATCGTTAGACCGTTGAAGCCTCCGACGGACTCGTTGCTAGAGTTGCCTGAATTGTCGAGATATTGCGCGGTTCCATAGCGGTAGACGTTGTTCGAGGCATACTCATTTTTTTGAGTCGCTGCAAGGCTATTAGGGAACGTCTGACAGTAGATCCAAGTCACGCCGCCGTCCGAGCAAGTGCCTGACGTACATGTCGGCGCGGTTCCTCCTGTTGTTCCGGAGCCTTGGGCGAGATAGGTATTTGTTCCGGCTAGAACATAGGCGCCAGATGTCACAGCGACACCGCTGGCCCAATTTGAGTAGGCGGGCGGGTACAGAGACACGCCATATTTTTGTGTCGGTGTTGCTTGATCGTCGTCAAGTACATTGTTAGCCACTACATTGACTGATCCGACGCCACCAAATGCCCCTTGGATACGGATGCCTGAGTCCCAACCAGAATTACCAGCGCCGCCTTTGGCATTGTTCTTTGCGTAGTTTCCAACCACGACATTGCGGTTGCCATATACCTCTATACCGTTCCCCGCGCAGCCGATTGCTTCATTTGCTGAAACAATATTTTCGTAGCCAGTGATCGAAATGCAGTTGTCACCCGTGCCCTCGGCGTGGTTACCGATGATCCTATTTTGGTAGGCACTTCTAACAACACCAACAAGCTCTATGCCATTAGAAGTTGTCTTGTTTCCTTGCACAAGATTTTTGTAAGAGCCGTCCGCGATAATTACGCCAAAATCCACTAAATTTTGGAACTCGCAGTTCGTGACAGATGAATCGTGAGTTTGGATAAATTGGACCCCGTTGTAAAGGCCGTTCGACATGTATAGCTTGTCGATATTGATATGGTCAGACGCCGTGAACACGAATCCACCCGATGGATTGACTACTGTCACCCCGGTGATATCCATTTGACTGACGCTGTTTGCAGTAATGACTTGAGCGATGCTTGTGTGTATCGACTTCTGTTGATCGATCACAAACCCGCCCAGGCCAATGTTCGACACTGACGTAGCCGTGAAAATTGCGCCACTTGATCCGGTTGCCCGCAAAATTACTTTACCAACCGGCTGTATATCCACATTCGACGGCAGAGCAACCGCGCTTGCTAGTGCGTAGCAGCCGCCGGGCGGCGCCGGCATATACACGCGCACTCGATTGCCCCCGCTACTTGCGGCAGACGCAGCGGCGAGAAGCGATGTCAGCTTTGCGCTGTCGTCCGACGAACAGTCCCCCTTTAGTGAGTCGAGGGCGTTGACACCCGCGTCGGTCGCTCGCTGGGCGGTAGTGCGAGCGGCTCCCGAGACAGTCACGGTCGCAAGCGAAATATCTGCCTTCACTGAGCCGAATACCGGATTGGGAAGCGTTTGCGCAGAGCTTAGGGTGGCGAACGCGGAAACAAGCAATGCGGTAAGAAGGTTTTTCATATCTATGAAATCGAGATGACGCCGCCGTTATTCCACGGCGTGCCTGGCGTTGAGGGAAGCGTGGCGGGGAGGGTAGCAAGAAAAGCCGCTAGCGCAGCCGCCCCGAGCAGCGTTGACATATACACACCCGGCTGCGTCTCAATTAACTGAATTTGAGATCCTTGTCCGCCAGTAACCAACGGCCCATTGATCGTCACGCCACTTGCGGCGGAGACAGCAATGACTCCTGTCCCGGCCTGCACCAGCGTGACCTTCGCAAGACCGGCCACAAGCCCACTCACAGCCACTGGAGTGCCAAGGTTGCTGATAAAAGTCTGGTTGGTGTCAGAAGCGGAGAACGAATAATTCCCGATCAGCTGTACGCCTGGAGTTGGTGGCTGGTAGGTCCCACGCCGCATGTTTAGCTCCTATCAATCAAAGGTTGACTAGTCGCCGACGCCAACGGCTATAAAAACGGCGCACGGAGCGCCCTCTGCGAGCAGCGACAAAAAGCGTGACGACCCAACGCCGACGGTGCCGTACTCTCCCGGGAAAAATGGCATCGAATTTAAGTCTGCGACCTGGGTTCCGTCCCCAGCGAGCGCATGCACCACGGTGCTTCCCTTGTTCCAGAAAAACAGGTCGGTCGCGCATGAGCCTTGCGGTACCAGCGTCGATAAATCGATAGGCTGTGGATTGGAGGTCGGCGCGACGAATACAGCGCCCTTGTTTTCAATTGAAAAATTCATGATCGTTAATGCGCCCTTTTTGAATACTTCAATGCGTGTTCATTTGTTCCACGTGGAGCAATTTTTGCAACGCGGTCAACTGTAGGTAGCACTGCGAGAATCGCTGAAAGTTCACTTGTGCGTTGTCGCGTGCTTGAGCGAGCGATACACCGCTGTCAGAACTTAGAGCTGCACTGGCGGCAACGGCGGTCGCATCAGCTCCGCTGGGACCGGAGGGCACTGAGTAATCAAGGGTTGAGTTCCAGAGCATCCGGCCAGCAACAGAAAGATGAGCATCGCCAGGAGTAGTGCAGCTTTTTGTAGGCACGGTGTATGGTGCATTTTTGAGCCTCGCATTAATTGCATCGGTGCGCGTTTGTAAGTCGTTGAGATTTGACAGCAGCTGATTTGCGGCACTGGTGGCGCTAGCCAGGTTAGATGCGAGCGTCGCATTCGCAACCGTCAATTGCTTGATTTGATTCTTGGCCTGCTCGTCCGCGCATTTAGTGCCGCGATAGAAGTAGCCAGACAGCCACGCGCTGACGACGATGATTAGCATGATCGCGATGCGCAGTGCCCACTGACGCATCCAGTTTAGGATTGCGGCACCGATCATTTGGACTCCGTTACTGGCTGAGCAATTTGCCTGGCGTAGATCTGGAAGTATTTAAGAGCAGCGTTAGCGTCCCGCTCGCGCTGCGCGTTGGTCGATCCGGCTACGGTAATGGTCACGCAGCCGATCCGAAACTTCGCAACAGGCTCTACGGGCCCAATGGCAGATAGAGGGATCGGCTTAGGGTGGCTCACTTGCTCAACCCCTGAGTCGTGATCGAGCGCAAGCACAGGTTTACGATGGGAAGGCCGAAGGCGATCATCGTGTAGATATTTACCGGCACGAGCGGCTGCAATATGTTCATGCGGGACTCGGCCGCGCCGAGGGCCAGCACAACGACGTTGAACCATATGGTCTTGCTGGTCCACCACGGCTTGGTAGCGGGCGCAGGAGCAGCTTGCGTGGAATCGCTCATAGCAGCCCCCGTCCATACGTCGTTGGAGCACCTGGGTTGAACCGAGCGGTGAGCACCTCGCGGCGCGGATTGCCATCCGGCACAGCCAGCCCTAGATGCACCCAAGTGCCCTCCATGATCAGCTGGTCGAAGTTGATGCCCACGTCGATAATGCGCTGGCATATCAAGCGCGGGCAACCGAATGCCGGGGCCGTGAAATCCGCCGCGCGCCCGTCCAAATGTGCGCTGTCAGAAGCGCCGCCTACCATCGAGTTGAGCATCGGCGAGCGAAAGCCGCTAGAGATAAGGATCGGCGCGTTTTGCAGTGCGACGCGCACATCCTCCAGCATCAGCGCGACGCGTTGGAGGTTTGCGATCTGGTTGCTCATCGGCTCATTGCGGATGCCGTGGCGAGACGCAGTTTGCGAGTTCGTAAACTCGCTGAGCGCAAAATGGGGTGATAGTTGGGTGTCCGGTGTCATGCTGCCAGTGTCGGCAGATCATGACTTTTCACTAAGACTGAAAGGCTTCAGTCAATGCGCGCTTGGTTTAGCTTTTGCGTTGTGAGCATCGACCGCATCTGAGACTTCAAATACGCGGGCTTCGCAGTCGGCGTAAGATCTTCCGTAGTCCTGCGCATGGGTGACCACGTCAGCTATTTCCTTAGTCGTCGGTTTTCGCTCGCTCAAATTCATATCGCTGGAATATCCCCACGCCAAAAACAAATATTGAGCCGCATCTGCGCATGGATAAAAATAACTTTCTTTTGCGTTGCCCACCAACTGCTTTTGCGCCAAGTCTCGCAGCGCTTCGAGCCTTCGGTACCTATCTCGTTCGCGCGGTATGTCACCAAGCGTGGCAGGATCAAAAATCTCGAAACTACGAAGCTGCATGTAGATCGCGTTTGCTTTAGGCAGCAATGCGACGTCCGTCTGATTGTATTGGGGCCCGGGCACGTATGGCACCATGAAGTCATTCGCTGCATGCGCGCTTAAACAAATAGTCGAGCAAGCCATGATCGCCAGCCTGACGACCTTCGATCCCAAGCCCCTAGATCTAATCTGCAATGGATGCAGTACTTTGAATATTTCCATGTAATGTTTTCGCACTGCGGACACTCCCTCGATACCTCTGGCCTATCTGGTTTATTGGGCGGCTCCCTGTGCGAAATCGTGTATTGATCACACACCACCACCTGTTCTACCTGGCCGTTGAACTCCTGCCTGGTCATCTGAACTCCGACGTTTCTTGTTGTTACAAGCTTCGAACTTTATTCATGTTGACACTTAGTGATCGTGGGGGCTTTCCCTTGGTAACTATGTTTTTTTTCTGACCATCTTGACATTCATATGCACCGGGGAATTTTCACCGTTGATTTGACCTACCGGCCCATGAAATGTCTGTGAGACTTTTGGCTCGCTTGGCTGAGATTTGGTAGGAGGATCTCCCAACTCAAACGCTGCGATGGTTGCTTCGAGTGCAAACTTTGCTTTAGGCGATAAATACTTTATCGCTTGCACCAACTTGGATTCATCGTCCGACAGTTTGGCCCCCCGCTTGCCCGCGACGATATAAAAAACATCCATTCCCAAATCGTTGCATTGAGATAGCGCATCAGCGGGCGGCATTGTTTGCCCGGTCTCCCACGATGCCACCGTTCGCGTGCTCACTTCTATTTTTTCCGCAAGCTCACCTTGGTTGATCTGAAGGCGCACGCGCTCCTCCGCGAATCGGCCCCCTAAGCTCTTGCGAGAGGAGGGATCCAGGGGTTTACCTGAAGGTGTTGCAGATTTGTGCATTCCGGCGTTGACAAGATGCAGTTTTCTGCATCATAATTTGTACAAGTTGCAATTTTCCGCAAGGTTATCACCGTCATGCACAAATCCGCTACCCCCAAATCGGGGAGTGTCAAAACTTTAGACCAGGTCCGTGAGGAATTCTCACGAGTCGGTCGAAGCGTGAAGAGCTGGGCTGAGGAAAATGGATTTAACCCTACCGACGTATACGCCGTTCTATATGGCCGCGCGAAAGGGCTACGGGGTGAGAGTCACGCTATCGCCGTGCGGCTTGGCATTAAGCACGGCGTGGTTGTCATCAACAAGAAGAGAGGTCACTCATGAACGAGTGGCTGACATCTTCACAAATCGCGGACATGCGCCTGCCTGGCCTGGAAATGGCAGCGAGAAATATCCGGGCTAAGGCAAAGCGCGAACGCTGGGCGAGCCGCGAGCAAACATGCCGTGGCGGCACGAGGCAGGAATATCACATCACTAGCTTGCCTCCTGAGGCGCGCGCCGCACTTGCGAGCAAAGTTGCGCTCGCGGCGATCGCCCAAGCTGCGTCCACCAGCTGCTCCGCGCCGGTGCCTGACGCAAAGTCCGAGGCAGCAGTACTTCCCGCCGGTGCCCTTGCGACTCTTACTACTTCCCCGATCGCCGCCCGCCAGCGCCAGGCCAACGCCGTCAGCGCAGCGCTCGCGAACATTGGCTCCGTGTCAAATAGTGAGGCTGAAATCAGTAAGCAACGAATCATTCTATTGTTCCAGCGCTATTGGGACGCCCTTGGCGGGCAGCTACACCCAGCGCTTGAGGCGTTCTCAGACCACTGGTCTAAGAGCCTCATCGATTGCGATGCAGCGCTTCGCGCTCAATACCCAAGGCTAAGCGCCTCAACCCTGCGCGGTTGGTATCTCAGAATACAAAAGCGCGGACACTTAAAGCGCAATTCACACCCGCGTAAAAACCAATTTGCGGCACTGTCCGGCGATATCGGCACCGCCGTCCTTGCGATGCTCCACGAAAAGCCGCACTTGAGCGCAGCCAGCATCCATGAGGTGCTGAGCCAGCTCAAGACGCCAAACCTTCCCAGCTTGCGTGCATTTCAGCGTGCCATAACTGCCTTCAAATCTCAGAATGCACAGGGCTGGTCATTCCACGTCAATCCAGATGGATGGCGCAGTCAGTTTATGTCGGCCTCCGGCGACGCCTCTGCCCATGTATCGCGGCCCAACGAAGAGTGGCAACTTGATTCAACCGTCGCCGACGTCGAGCTGTTCGATGCAGAGACCGGCGAATTCCGCCGCCACGCCATCATTGCGTGCATCGACGTTTTCACGCGCCGGGTTCGATTCCTCGTTACACGCACGTCGAGGGCCAATGCCATCATGGCGGTTATTCGTTTATGCATTAACGACTGGGGCTTGCCAGAGCGCGTCAAGACTGACAACGGCCAAGACTACGTCGCTGAGGCGCTTGAGTTCGCACTGCGCTCGCTCGACATTGCCCACCGCCTCTGTGAGCCGTTTGAGCCGCAGCAAAAACCATTTGTCGAGCGGGTATTCGGAACGCTCACGCGCGGCCTGTTTCCCCTGCTAGACGGGTTTGTTGGGCACAGCGTAGCCCAGCGCACCGAGCTGCGCAACGCCGAAAGTTTTGAGGCACGGCTTTGCCGTAAAGAGGGCCTGGGCAAAACAGTCGCGCTGCGCCTATCCCCTGCGCAGCTGCAGACCATGATCAACACCTGGGTGGGCGACTACGAAGCTGCCCGCCACGGCACGCTTGAGATGAGCCCAGCTGCGAAGGCTGAGGCCCACACCACACAAGTGGTCCGCGTCGACGAGCGCGCCCTAGACATCTTGCTGGCTCCGCTCGCCAAGCGCGCCGCCCCCATCGTCCAGAAAAAGGGCATCCGCGTGGACAACGGCTGGTATACGGCCGCAGAGCTGGGCGGTTTGGAAGGCGAGCAAGTCATTGCGCGCCAGGACGACAGCGATATCGGCGTTGTGTACGTATTCAACACGTCCGGCCATTTTGTGTGCAAAGCCTTGGACACCACCCGCCTTGGCGTCAGCCTGGCCGAGGTCAGCAAGGTGCGCAAAGCCCACCAGGCCAAGGCAGTCAAGGCAGTCAAAGCCCAACTCAAACAAGCTGCTCGTGACTTCGATGTCAACAAGGCAGTTCGCCAGGTCTATTTGGAGCGCACCGACGCTGCTGTTGACGCCAGCCAGGCAGGCAACGTTCGCAGGATGAAGCCGCGCGATGTCTCGCACTCAAGTGAGGCGATCGCCAGCGTAACGGCTGCGCTTGATACACCCGCGCCGCAGCTCAGCGAAAGCGCCCGCGCTGCGATGGCACGCATTGAGTCCGCTCCAGCTGCTCCGGTTCTGGATGCGTTGAAAACGCCGAATGAGAAATACAGCGCGTGGGTGCGTATTGATGCCCGTGTGTCGCGCGGTGAGGCATTGAGCGCCAAAGAGCGCGCTTGGTACGACAGCTACAGCACTTCGGCTGAATGGCGCTCGATGAATCGTTTACATGCGGGTCACGATCCGCTGGCCGTCGAGGCCGGTGGCTAAAGAAAAAACCCGCGCGGTGTGACAGCACCAAGCGGGTTAGAGGTGGCCCAGGCAACGGGCCGATGTTGAAACTAACTATGCAGAGGCAAGTATATGAGTAAATCAAGCGGTAATGCAAGTCACGTCGCGGAACAGCGCGGCGTAGCGCCAACACAGACCGTCGCTGCGGCTGTGTCAGCGATGGATCAAATCATCGCACGCACCGAGGGCATGCCAGGCATTGGCGTGCTCAGCGGGCCTCCAGGGCATGGCAAGACCAGCGCGCTGACCTATATCGCCCACCCCGCGACTTTCAATTCGGTGTACATCGCATGCCGCAGTTTCGAGACAACAAAGAGCCTGGCGCAGATGACGCTCAAAGAGCTGGGCGTCGCAGGTAAGGCGTTCTGGTCCGTCTCTGAAATGTTCGATGCGATTTGCGCGACGCTCAGCGCCCAGGATCGCACCTTGGTGATCGACGAAGCTGATCACATCGCCGAGAAGATGACCATTGAGTTCTTGCGCGACTTGCACGACAACGCACGCACTCCCATTCTATTGGTCGGTGAGGAGTACTTACAGCGCAAGCTGCTGCGCCGCCATGAGCGTTTCCACGATCGCGTCCTGGTTTGGGCCAAGACGCTGCCCGCCGATGCTGGAGACCTGGCAAAGCTGCAAAAGCACTACGCGCCTAACCTGGTGCTGGAGGACGACGCCAAGCGCGTCCTGCTGCAAAAGACCAATGGCGTCGCTCGCCGGATCGTCACGGCGCTGCACCGCATCGGCGAGGAAAGCAAGGCACGCGGATGGCAAAAGATCACCTCGGCTGAATTGGCGGGGGTGCTGTGATGGCTGACGTCAAATTAGCCAGGGCACACATTACTCTAAGCCCTGGAATAGAAAAACACGGGCAGTTTGCATTCATCGGATTCGTTGACGTCAAAGAGCTTGGGCTTGTCAACGTTGCGCTGTGCTTTGACATGGAACGCAATGAGATTGCGTTGGTCGATTCGTGTGGATGTCGGAGCGGCTTCCATATCGCAGAGATCATTGGAGGTTTGGCGAACGTCAAGCTTAAGAGTCACCCGAACAGCGACCCGGGAGCGCCAAATGGCACGACTACCCATTGATGTCGAGATGCGCGGTGGTCGCACGCTGCGCGAGCGCATTTGGGATGCGATGGTCTCCAAGATGCGTAAGGCTGGCAAGTTCACGGTTGCCGAAATTTCCACCGACGCACATCCGGCTAGTGAAGACTCGATTAATGAGTATTTACACGCCCTTGAAACTGCGGGCTATGCCCTGGTGCTAAAGGCCCAAGGTCGCCGCCCGAGTAAGAAGTTCACCGCCGTCGAATGGAAGCTTACCGTCGCGTTTCCCATAGCGCCCCGCGTCAATCGGGCAGGTAAGCCAATCATGAGTGGCATGAAAAACCTGGCTATGTGGCGTGCGGCCAAGATCCGCAAGCAGTTCAAGCCCAGCGAGCTGGCGCGCGATGCAACGCTTGGCCCGATTGTCGTCAGCTTAGAGACTGCCAAGGCCTACTGCAGCGCCCTGGCTAAAAGCGGCCACTTTCGCATGAACTCCAAGGGCAAGGGAGGCATTGAAAGCGTCTACACCTTGGTGAAGGATACAGGCCCTCATGCGCCGTGCATCACACGCGCAAAGGTTGTGTTTGATCGCAACATCGGAATGATCGCCGTCGCTCAATCCACTGAGGAGGTCACTCGTGAAACTGCAGCGTGAATCACAGTTTTTAAACACGTCGCCCGCTTTCTATCCCGTAGACATGACGCGGCGCGCAACGCCCGCGATGTCCGCTAAGAACGCGCAGGTCATTCGCCTCCACACGCCGCGCCACGTTAAAGCGGGCCGAGCAATCAAGCGCGCCGTGAGCCGCGTCGTAAACAAGATTCGGAATCTAAAAAAATGACAGCACTTAAAACAGCTCCAAAGTTGGAAATCAAGCCGCTCGACGCCGATGTCGTCAGCGCCCTGAAAAAGCAAATCGCCGCAGGTGTTACGCAGTCCGCCTTGGCTAAAGAGTTAGGCGTTTCGCCTGCGACCGTTTCAAACGCGGTGAGCGGCAAGTTCAAAGGCAACCCGGACACGTTTAGCGCCCGCGTGCGCGGCCAGTTCTTGAAGTCAACTGTGCAGTGTCCGGTGCTCGCGACTATCACCACGAAGGTCTGCCAAGACAAGCAGCGCTTGCCCTTTGCCGCAACCAATCCCACACGCCTGGCGCTTCATAAGGCGTGCCCTAAGTGCCCTCACCGAAACAAAGGAGAGTGATATGACGATTTACCAACGTCCGAACAAGCGAGCGATTGACTGGCCGCTGGGCTTGCTTTCTGCTGCGTTGCTAGTCGTGCTGTACGCAGCGATCGCCCGGGTCGACGACAACGCGTTCGATGCTGACGCGTTAGCGCGCCAGGAGCAAGTTCGCTTGGCTGCTGAGCACGAATCCGCCGAGCAGGTCGCCCGCGCTTACGAACAAGGCCAGCGGGACGCCCTTGACGGCTTTGCGAGAAGCTCGAAAGGTGTCGCCTTGGCTCAAACGTGCATGGCGTGGTGGTACGGCGGCAACGTCGATAAATCCACCATGCGTCAAAAAGTTTGCAGGGGAGTAGCCCAATGAAAATTATGACGACCAAGTGCGACAGAGATAACGCATTAGTTTTGATTCACCGAGCCGGGGTGATGAGACCTGAGGAGTTAGCCGAGGCACTTGAATGCGATCGATCAATTGCAGAATTGATCTTGGGCGACCTAATAAATCTCGGATTTCTATTGACGACTCGCCCTGACCTGCCGGGCTGCCGTGACTACATAATTTGGAGGACGGGGAGGGAATATCTCCTGAAACACAACCTAATTGGCGTCAAGAAGTCCAACACTCGCCAAAAAGTTCGCGGAGGTGCGCAATGAAAATGAACACATCTGCATTGCTGCGCCTTCGGTGTCTTAGTCTGCTTTCGCAAGGTCCCCAAACGACCGATGCCATCGAAAGCCTGCTAGAGGTTCGGCGGGACCTCGCCGTCAAGATCGTGATCGACCTGCGCAACCTTGGATACGCCAAGAGCATCGGCGAGCCCGGAAAATCAAAGCGATTTAACTCCCACACGATCACTCCTGTAGGGCGCAGATTTCTAGAAGATGAGCAAACCAACGTGCGCTCGACGCCAGAAAACCCTAACCCTGCGAATGTGTTTCAGCGCGTCGTCTCCGCCGACGCCGCAGGACCTATCAAGCCACCAGGCGTGCCGAATTCAATCTTTGACACCTCATCGATACCTCAAGAGCCGACCCAAGAATCTCCGACGCCCCGATCTAGTGGGGCATCGTTTAAGGGGTGGCTTAAGAACCGCGCCGCAGTTGAATCTGGGGCCCCGCGACATGTCAAGGTCAAGCGTTCTCAACCCTCTCAGCAACCAGACGACGCGTTTCGCTGTGCCCTGTTCGACGATGGCGCGCTTTTGGTCCAGGTTGGCAGCGAGAAGTTCGAGCTTAGCGCCGTCCACACGCAGTATCTATTCCAGTACACGGATCTAGTGCGCCGTGTCGGAAGTCAGGCCTAAGCCATGAATCAAAAGCCTATTTGCGGACCAATCGAGCATGGCATTCCCAAGCCTGGCGCGCGGCCGATCAGGACTACGCCCCGCCTTATCGACTACGGCGAAGGCATGGAAGTTGGAGCCAGCCGCTCCATTGACACCTGGGGCCAAGCTAAATCTATTACCACCGCGTTGCGATCGCTGAAGGACGGTCGCACCTGGTCACTACGCCACGACGGTCAGACGTGGCGAATTTGGAGAAATACATGAGCAACAAAAGCTATGCGCTGCGCGCTTGCGTGCTGATCGCCCTGGACAGTTTCAAGGGCCAATGGTTGACGACGCGCTGGCTGTGCAAGCGGCTGGGCGTTACCTCCGAGACGCTTACGGATGCGGCCCTAGCCGTCATCGACGAAGGATGTCATGACGTCCACCGCGAGCGAATCGACGGCCATGTGTGCTTTGGCGTCGGATGTTCAAAGGATAGCCCAGTCGTTGACATCGACCATCAACCCGATGAACTTTTAAAGGCCGCTGCATGAATATCACAAAGCTCCTCAACGCCATGAGTCGCCACCAAGGCTGCGAAAACGGCATTTCTGCCGAGCACCTCGCCATCGAGCTGGACGTCAATCAGCGCTCGCTGCGCAAATTGATAGGCGCTGCGCGTGAGGATGGCTTTGCGATCTGCGGCATGCCTCACACGGGCTACTACATGCCGACGACGCCTGAGGAGCTGAACGACGCCTGCAAATTCCTCGAAGCGCGTGCGCTGCATTCGCTTCGCTCGCTCAGTCGCATGAAGAAGGTGGCGCTCCCCGAGTTACTCGGGCAACTTAACTTAAACCAGGCTTAAACATGGCAACAGGTCACACACACCGATGCGCGGTCCCAGGATGCAAGCGGCATATTCGTCTTTCCATGCTCATGTGTTCAGACCACTGGTTCCAAGTCCCTGGTGATCTGCAGCGTTCCGTCTATCAGACTTGGAACGCATATCGATCACCAAATAAAACCGGCGAAGCTGAAACGCTGAGCCTTCGTCGCGAGTATGTGCTCGCAATTCAAAAAGCAGTCGACTACGTCGAGGAAAAAAAGGAAAAAGCGGCATGAATTCCACACCAAACCCCATGCATTTAATCGAGCAGCGCGCCAAGGCCCTGGCCGATGTGCGCACTCAGCTCGGCGAAGTCTGCACCGAGATCAATGATGGCATTGAGGCGATCAAGCGCAGCAAGATGCGATCGCTCAAAGCCCTTACCGGAAAACTCGCCGAGTACCACCATCAGCTCAACTGCTTGATTCAGGAGCACCCGGAGCTATTTAAGACTCCGAGAACAGTGGTTTTACACGGGTTAAAGCTGGGCTACCAAAAGGGCAAAGGCAAGATCGACATAGAGGATCCAGACTTGATCATTGCGCGCATCAAGAAGCACTTGCCGGGCAGCGTTGACGATCTGATCAAGACGACCGAGAAGCTCTCGAAGTCCGCTCTCAATGACCTAGACGGCGCGGAGCTTAAAAAAATAGGTATATCGGTTTCTGATACTGGCGATCAGATCGTCATCAAGCCGGTCGATGGTGCAGTCGACAAGCTGCTCAAGGCGTTGGTCGCGAGCGTGATGGGCGATGAGCCGTCCGAGGATGACGAGTCGTGATCTGGGTCCACGTGAAGTTGGTGAAATCGGGAAAATCACAATGAGCCTGTATGTGCCCTATAGCGATGACCGAAAGGCCGCGCTTATCTATTGGCGCGATCACGAATTGAAGGTGTTCGCTGTGGACGTACTTGCTGGCCCACAAAAGAAGCCGACTTACGCAAAAACATGGTACGCAAGGGCGCGATCTCAAGAAAGGGCTATAGCTTGCGTTCAGCGTGACGGTGGCGCGTTTGGAATCCCGGCTAGGGCTCGCTATCAGGCGCGCCTCGCAGGTCCGCGTGAACTCGGATGTGTACCCGCAAAAAGCAGCGGCACAGCCTAAATCAATTTCAATTTAATTAGTCAGCGCCATTGAAAAATGAGAATCGCCAAAAAAGTCGTAGACACCGAAGGCCCTCGACGCGCCGACCTTGCCAAGATTCACATGGCGAAGAAGGCACTCGGGCTCAGCGAAGAGGAATACCGCGATCTCATGTTCACGGTCTGTACGGTGCGCTCAAGCAGTGAGCTGGACTTCGCAGGACGCAAGCGCTTTCTTGATCACCTGCAAAGGTGTGGCTGGAAGGCCAAGGCCAGCACAACGACCAGGCGTCCTAAGCGTCCTACGCCTGCGCCTGAGTCATTCAAGCTGGTGCGTCGCATCCGTGCTCAGCTTATCTCGCTTGGCAACCTGCCCGACACCTACGCTGACGGCATTGCCAAGCAGGCCTATGGCGTCGATTTCTTCGAATGGTGCAACTGCTCCCAGCTGTGGGAGTTGACAAACATGCTCAACGCTGAGCAAAAACGTAAAGGAGTTTGAAAATGGAAAATGTTGGATCTGAAAAACCTTCTGAAATGTTCGCCATCGTCGAGCTATTCGGCCATCAAAAAATTGCAGGCCGGATTAGCGAACAGACCTTTGGCGGCGCGAATTTCGTCCGAGTCGACGTTCCTGAAGTTACTGTATCGAATAGGTATCTTAGTGAGGATACTCGCGGCCGAACGATTCCCGCTCACACTCGTAGCTTTGGTCCGTCAGCCATCTATTCGATCAATTGGTGTGATAAGGAAACCGCAAGCATTGCTGCCCAGCAAATCCGGCACCTTCCAATATCAGATTTCTCGATTCGGGAAGCCATAGACCTACTGGACAGCGGATCTCGCCAGCGCTTTTTGGAAAGCTTTGAAAGTAAAGTATGAACTCGAAAATTAATCCACTAAATGATGCACAGGTCGAGGCTTGGCGCTTCGCCCTCGTGTCTATTTGCAAGTCTTGGGATTCGTCCGACGGACCGTTCAACAGGGTACGCCAAGACGCTGAAGCCATTTTGCAAATCGTCAATTCTTTGAACGACTCGCAGCGACTTCCCGACGCATTTAGCGAAGTACTAGAGGAGCTTGGAAGAGCCACTTCTAAATTTCCTACGTGGCCGACGGATCCATTGCACGCGCTAGCCGTCCTAGGCGAGGAATTTGGAGAGCTAACCAAAGAAATGCTCCAGCTAACATATGAGCCGCATAAGTCGACGCTTCAGGCGGTGCGCACTGAGGCGCTGCAGACTGCGGCTATGGCGCTTCGTCTGTTCATGAGCATCGATTCATACGAATACAAGGGTTGCCATCAGCACACCCAAGGTAGCCGTGTCTGATCAGCTGGCGCTCTTCGACCAAACCACGCTGCAGGTAGCGCGGGCGGTTGATGGTGCGCCTGATGATTTGCCGCGCTTGGCGCGCGATATCATGGAGGTCATCGGCGAGTGTGCCACAATCAAATTGATTGGTGAGTTTGGCGGCACGACGCTTAGAATTCCTCACTGGCCACTTCCGGCTTTCGGTCCGCAGACGCGGCGCACCGCCGAGCGCATTGAGTGTGTAATTGGCGCAGAAAGCTCGGCCAAATTGATGGAGAGGTATAGTGGCGATGTGCTCTGCATTCCCAAGTGTGAAGATGCAATGCGCACGCTCCGAAACAGATCGATCGTGCGCGACTACAGCAACGGAAAGCGTCCCGCTGACCTGGCGCGCCGATGGGATTTGACCGAGCGCAGTATCTGGAATATTTTAAAAACGACGACCTAAATTAATGTGATTTACACAGCAAAAATGGTCCTTTAACGGGCCATTTTTAGTGCGTAAATGCATCCGACTTTGATGATAAATTGGCCTGAAAGCCGGATGAATTCTGTAAAAATAGCATCCGACTTGGCTTATGTGTCGGTTTGCACCAGATCGCAAACCGCCTTATAGAACAATGGGTTACGCAAGTCGGATGCTAGTTTAAAAGTCGGATGCTGGCGTCCGACTTAGCACCCGAACTACAGAATTCTGTACATGGCGCACATTTTGGCGTGATAGCCCGTAAACCCGCGCCAGTGCTTGTTTTTTGGCGGATGAGGGGTATGCGCTGGGGTGGTGGCGTGGCGGCCTTGTAGGGCGGTTAAATCGGTCTGAGTATGCGTCGCGCCAATTTTGGGAGGGTGGTGTGGATAAGTCGGCTAAGTGATTGATGTGGGCCAATTTTTCCCACCTGGTCCCGCTTTATCCCGCCCCATCCCGCACTTTAAGATCATGCGTCGCCTCACANTCAA